AAGATAATGCAAAAATGACTCCTAATTTTTTTGTTTATAGAAATTCTGCACAAAGTATTTCTAGTGCAACATATACAAAAGTACAATTTAATGTTGAAAATATAGATACAGATAATGCTTTTGATAATTCCACAAACTACAGATTTACAGTGCCAAGTGGTAAAGATGGAAAGTATTTTATTTTTACAACAGTAGAAGGTAGTGCATTGTCAGCTAGTCAATTTAAATATCAGAATGTTGCGATATATAAAAATGGAAGTGTTTATATAAATCATTTAATGCACATGGAAAATAGTAATACACAACAAGGACATGGAAACACCTATGCAATTATGGATTTGGTTGCTGGAGATTACTTAGAAGTATACACAAGAATAGCAGATAGTAGTGGTAGTCCACAAATTAATGGTGGAACTTCTAGAGAATCTTGCTTTGGTGGATATAGATTAATAGGAGCATAAAATGAGTAGCATAATAAAAGTAAATACATTTCAAGACGCAAACGGAAATGCTCTATTCTCATCTGATGGTAGTGGTAATGTAACAACAAGTGCAAGTGGATTGCAGAATACTCCAATGTTTCATGTTTATTTAAATGGACATCAAACAGTCTCTAACAATACTTTCACAAAATTTCAAGGTAATGTAGTTGTTAAAGACACAGCTTCAGCTTACAGTACAAGTAATTATCGTTGGACTTGTCCAAGTGGACAAGCTGGAACATATTTATTTTGGTGGAGATTATTTTGTCATTTTAACGGAAATACTTTAAACGCTACAAACTGTATTTTAAAAAAGAATGGTACTACTGTTACAGGAACAGATAATGGAGATGGGAATGATGATAGTGGAAACGACCAAACAAAAGTAAGTGTTTCTGGAAACTTTATTGTAGATGTAGCTGATGGTGATTATATGGAATTATTTGGATATGCCACAACAAGTAATAGTGGCACATTTTATTTTATTGATAAATCCTATGGTTGGGGTGGAATGAAGTTAATAGGAGCATAACATGGCAATAACTCGTTTAAATAATAATTCAATTACTTCGATAACAGCTTTGCCTAGTGCTGTTGATGTAGGTTCTATGATTAAAATATCAACTACTACTATGAGTAGTCAAAATACAGATATTACATTACCTACTGGTTATAGAGTATATAAACTTATCGGTTCTAATATTGTTTTAGGTGCAAGTGGTCAAAGTTATGATTTATATACAACAACAAATAGTTTTTCTTCTACAGATACAGATTTAGAAGGTTCTGTTTCATATCAAAGAATAGAGAATGGATTTGATGGAACTGATACTAAAGATGGATATGTAAGGTTAGCTAATAATATAAGTAATGATGCTACTGATAATTTAAGTTTTGAATTAACTTTTACGGATTTAACATTAACTAGAACTACAGGATATAATTTATTTGGTTTTTCTGTTTATGGTCATACAAATGACCAAGAATCTTACAGATATTTAATTGGTGGAAGAAGTCAAACAACATCTGTAGTTAATGGAATAAGAATTAATTGTTCTACAAGTTCTGGGATTGGTGGAACAGTAGCTTTATATGGAATAAATATTTAAAGGAGAAAACAAATGGCACAACTAAGTACAAAAATAAAAGAGTATCTAAAGGCTAACTCAGTAAACGAGGTGGACTTTACAACTGATGTTCTTTTACAAGATGATGGTCAAGGTGCATACATCAAAGAGTGGAATATCTCTGGTGTGGCTAAACCATCTGATAGCGACTTATCTGCTGTTGAATCTGCTGCTAACACTGCTGAAGCTAATGCTCAAGTTATTGCAACTAGAATAGCTTTATATGGTGGTGCTATTAAACAGTTAGAGAACATTATTGAAAATGGTCTTGATGCTGAAATAGCAAGAGTCGCACAGATTAAAGCTGATAATCCGAAACAGTAATGAATCTAGATAGTAAGACGATAGGCATCATCATGGCGATAGCAGTGCAATCGGTATCGCTTGTATGGTTTATTAGTAAACTCGATAGTCGTGTTGCTAGTAATGAAAAGGATATGCAGAAGATAATGCAGATGCACCATAAGTATGATGAAATGGATAGACAACTCGATAGACTGATGTGGTTATTAGAGCAAGATGCTCTATCAAAATAATTGATTTGAATGATTGAGTATAATACTATAGATCCTTTACACCACAATTTACTGAAAGGAAAAGATATGACTGCAGCTGAAGCACACACTATTGAGAAAGAATATTACGAAATGAAAAAGACTTATCATATGGCTCTAGATATGTTAGAACAAGAGAAAGAAAAGAATAAAATGTTACGAGCTGAAAACATGGAACTCAAATATCATAAGAAACCGAGTCAAGCCGCATGACCTTAGACGCAGAAAAACTAGCTAACCTAGATAAGGAAGTAGCTGTTATTTCTGAACGTCTAAATACTATTCAAAACAATCACTTAGCTCATATTGAAAAAGATATGAACACTATCAAAAAAGTACTCTGGAGCGTTGGCTTCTTAGTATTTTCTAATTTACTCGGTATCGCTATATCTATACTGTATTAGGTATGAAGGTATACCTAATACTGATTGCCTGTGTGCAGTCGCTAACATCTCCATTGAATGAGGTATGTGTTGCAGAACCCTTATCTCAACCCTTTAATACAGTTGCACAGTGTGTTGCATATGTGGATAATTTTAAATATACTTTAAGAGAAGAAAAGGATTTGTATATTACAGGATTCTGTACAACCAAGAGTGATGTATACTGAACTTAAAGAGAGGATTAAAGAACATGAAGGATATTGTGAAACTGTTTACGAAGATACATTGGGATTTGAAACTGGGGGTTATGGACATAAGATCATACCTGGTGAAGATATACCGACAGACAGATCAGGATGGGAGGCTTTATTTGAGAGTGATTTTCAACGTGCAGTTGATGGTGCTGAGAACATTCTTAGTGGCTATGATATTGCTGAAGAAGCTCGTGAAGTTATTATCGAAATGGTTTTTCAAATGGGGGAAGCTGGTGTATCAAAATTTAAAAATGCTTTATCACACTTATACAACCAGAGGTATATAGAATGTGCAGGAGAAATGTTGAACAGTAGATGGAGAGAACAGACACCCATGAGAGCCAAGAAGTTGGCAGACATAATGGCAGGGATCAATGCTTAACTTACTCGGACCAGTTGCAGGAGCAGTATTTAAAACTATTGATAAGGTTGTCGATAACAAAGGTGATGCTGAAAAACTTAAAGCAAAAGTCCAAGAAAAAATCTTAGCAGGAGAACTAGCAGAGCTAGAAGGTGCTGCTAAAATTATACAAACAGAAGCACAGGGAGGATTCTTACAAAGAAACTGGCGACCAATTATGATGTTGGTGTTTGCTGGTTTAATGGTAGCTCATTGGTTTGGGTTTACTGCACCTAACATTCCAGAGTCTGTACAAAACTCCCTATTAAATATTATTCTAGTAGGAATAGGAGGATATACAGTTGGAAGATCAGCAGAAAAAGTCGCAGACAAATTCAATAATAATAAAAAGGGGTAGGGGTAGACCTAAGAAGGATGAAAGTACCCCTTCTACGGCTCTTAAAACAGGAAAAAACGATAGAATTTTGGTCATCTCTGACCTCCATGTTCCTTATCATCACCCTGATAGCTATCGTTTTCTTGAAGCTCTGGCTCATAAGTATAATCCTACGAATGTTATCCATATCGGAGACGAAATGGATTGGCACTCTATTAATGTTTCTCATGTAATCAATCCAGACTTACCATCACCTGCTGACGAACTAGAGATAGGCAGATATCACATGAAGAAGTTAGAAGCTATGTTTCCTGTGATGACTATCTTAGAATCTAATCATGGTTCTATGGTGCTTAGACGTGCTATGGCAAAAGGTATGTCTAAATATTTTCTGAAAGACTACAATGAGATACTAGATGTCGGACATGGTTGGCAGTGGAAAGAATCCCACTGGGAAGAAACCCCTATGGGGAGAGTTTACTTTGCCCATCAAGTATCAAAGAACATTGTTAAGGCAGTACAGATGATGTCTGCCTCGGTAGTTCAAGGACACTATCATACTCAGTCAAACATAGAGTATGTGGGTAATGACTTCCATTTAAACTGGGGTATGTCTGTTGGTTGTTTAGTTGATAAGAAGTCTATGGCTATGGCTTACATGAAAGTCAATATGGCAAAGCCAATCTTATCTTGTGGTGTCATCACTAATGGTGTACCATCCATAGTTCCAATGTTATTAAGGAAGGATGGTTCGTGGGATGGCAAAGTATACGTCTAAAGATAAAAAATATTTTAAGAAGATCATCCAAGAAGGATGCTGCGTTCCAGGTTGTATGTCTAATTCACCAATGAATGTTCATCATCTACGTGGTAGCCAGGTTCAACATCAAAGATCTAATCAGCTTGTAGTACCATTGTGTTTTGAACACCATTCGGATCTGACATGGGGTAAGTATAAACCAGAACATAAGTTTTGGGAACATCATAGTTTTGATGCTGTGGAATATGCTAGTGAACTGTACCAGAAGCACGAACTTGGACAACACTAAGTTCTCCCATTCGTTCTTTGATAGCATCTGAGGATTTATTCTTCTTGATCTTTTTGCCTGATAGCGAAGCTGCCATGATGGCATATGCTGCAAAAATAGTATCGGTGTCATAACCGAACTGCTTGAGATAGACACTATAATCTTGAAGTGTGTCTACCAATTCGTCTAGTTCTCCTTTAACAATCATTGTCATTAACTCTTTCTATCATTTGTAAGGTGCTAATACTAGGGGATATATACACAAACTAATTATCCTTTCTTAATAAAGAGTTTTAGTACTAGCACCTTGTCATTCTACTCAATCACCATCATCCTGGTACATGAGTAAAACTATATCCCATGTGGTTATTACCCATGTGGAAACTTATTATGGCTTTGTATTATTCTACAGAGGTTGATTTGTAGAGCAGGAATAATTTAACTGGGTTTCCTCTTTCATCCAGACCATAAATTATTTGTGTGGCACGTACTTCGTGGCGGCATTTGCACGACTTTAAAGTAGTGTGTCCTCGAGGCAATTACGATTACTACCACACAAAACTTAAAATGGGATATCGCTAGGGATATCGTCATCTGGCATATCATCATTGATGTCTTTAGTAGGTGATTGTTTAGCATCACCCTTAGTACTAATCATCTTCATGATACCCATTCTAGGGATAATGATAGAAGTGTTATATCTTTTGTTACCATTACTATCTGTGTAATCAGATACATCTATCTCACCTTCGATGTATAGCATTGTACCTTTCTTCACATAGTTCTTAATAGTTTGTGTTAGATTAGGATCAAAGGTAGTAACCTTATGCCAAGTAGTTTTCTCTTGCCATGTACCATCTTTGGTCTTGATCTTCTTTGAAGTTGCCAGGCTAAAGTTAGCAAACTCATCACCCTTGCTGGTAGCTTTGATCTCTGGATCTGTACCTAATCTACCTACTAGTATTACTCTATTTATCATTTTTAATTACTCCTTTGTGTAATAGTTCTTTTTTATAAAGTTCTCTTATTTCTTTTAGAGAGTATTTGATTGATTGTAATTCTTCCCAAATACTACCTAATTCATAATGCAAACTTTCTGTTACTTTATCTGCATCAGTTGGCATTTGTTACCTCCCTTACTTTTGATTGATCTACGTTTGATTTAGCAGAAAACTTTTCTTTCATTTCTGAAACATATTTATTGCTATCAAACAATCCTAAGAATACATCTGCTGACATACCTAAATGCGACATAGCTTTAGTCATAGCATCAGTCATAGCTTTCTTAGGTGCTTCATCATCTAGTGAACCCTTACTATTGTATAAAGGATTAACTGCTGATACTGGTCCATACCAATTAAAGTCTTTGTTGGTATCTTGTTTCCAACCTATCTTGAGTTCAGCAAATACATTCTGCTCAGTGTAGGTATACTTTACTTCGTATGTCCAACCTTCACCTACTGGACCAAAGTAATCAGTCATCCTCATTACTTGATACATAGGATCAGTTGTTGTTAATGTTCTACCAAACTTAGTAAATGGTTTAGTAAACTTAGGATCAGTATGTTTGAATTGATCCCATATTCTTTTGTTAGTCATGTAGTCCTCCTATTTCATCTATGTCTACGTGTACTGGTGGCTCATCTTCCTCTTGGATATGTTGCCAAAATCTACGTTCTGCATTGAGCAGTTTGTCTTGAAACTTTTTATCTTTCTCAATTACAAATGCTTTGTATTTACTGTTACCAAACAATACAGATAGCCAGGCTCTGGGTAGTTTCGTTACCATCATGTAGTGTTGAATCTGACCATAATATTTTTCTAGTAAAGTTTCATCTTTAGTGAATGGATGAACGTGCTTAGCTTCAAACACACCTTGCTTCTTGAAGTTATCATCTAATACAAATCCATCTAGATTAGCATAGATGTAATCATAGTCTTTGTGATACAATACATCCTCTGATTCTTTTACATACAAACCATCATTGTGTGCAGCAAACCAATCTCTATTGAAGGGTTCGGTATATATACCTAGCTGTACTGGTAGTACAAAAGAAAGATCATCTGATTCTTTTAGATCTTTCTTTTCTAGATATAAATCTCTCCATTCACCAGCTACTATCTTAGTAGCATCACTACCCCCTATGCCTTTTGTTCTGTCGAACTTGTTTGGCTCGTTTTTTGATGTCATCATTTACCTTCCTCTCGATAAGTTTTTCTAATTGTTTTTTTCTAGACCATAAATCATTAGCAATCTTTTTAATACTAGGTTGCACATAAGGTTTGTTCATCTCAATACGTAAAGCATTAGCTACATTCCTACCTTTTTCTAGATAGCAAAAGTAACAAACAGAATTAATCCAGGCTTTCTTTCTTTGCATTGGATCACGCATATTATATTTAATACGTGGTGGTCTGAGTTTCTTTTCATTAGCAAGTTTACGTGCAAGGAACTTAGGATCTATCGTATTCATCAATAGCTTTTTGTAGATACCATTTTGCTTTCTCTAGATCTACGACTCCTCCTTTGAACTTATGTCTAACAATATACTTTATCACATTTCCTAGTGCATAGGATAATTTTTTTGCACTAATAAAATCATAAGTTTCAATGTTGCCTTCCTTATAATGGCTTGGATTTATTTGATCTGTCATATGGATTCCACCTCAAATCTATAAGTCTATAAGACTTACCATCATATATTGATTTTTGTGGTGTGCCTACAGATAAATCTATTTCCTTTAATCTTGATGGTGTAAGCATCATCACTTCGCCTTTGTGAACTGCCTGGATAGTATAGTTCTTATCAATGGCTTGTTGGATTTCATAATCTCTCAAAGAGATGTACATTCCTTTCCATAACTTAGTTACTTTTCTTAGTTTGGTTTTCATATCCACTCCTATTAAAACATCTAATACAAAACATAGCTTGTTGAAACTGAATAAGCATAGCTTTGGTATATTTTCTTTCGCATTTATTACATCTTTCAATCACGAAACTCTCCTTTGTTAGTTTAGTTACATGGTTCATTGGACTGTAGGATGGGAGTACTTTTGGAGGAGGAAGGATTAGATTGTACTCCCATCTAAACTCTACGCTGCTTGGCTAAACCAAGCCATGTTAGACACTTTCCTCTCTCTATCATAGCGAGTATTTACGGAATCGCTAGGATAATGTGTACTCCAGTGTGTGATTGCTTGATATGCACTGAATTTATTAGGTCCAAATTGTTGTGCATAGTTACCATTGTACTGGTCAATGATGTAGTTCTTGTGTTGTTGATTGACATGACTCTTATCAGTACGTGTTGGTTGATAGCAGAGTCTATCTACTTCAGCTTCAAACTGATAGTCATCTACTGGTATTTCTAACCAGTTAGTCATGTAGTTATGTACAGTTTGTAGTCCATCAAGAGCTGCATAACCACCAGGTAATGCTAGTTTAATCTCACCACTACCTTTGTGTGCAGTATTCAAACTGATATCCCAGACTGAACTCTTGAGTCCATTAAGACAGAGCCATAGGTAGAAACCTAAATCAAATCGGTATGAACGCATAGCGTTGTAGCTGTTCCATATCACAGCTTCTAGACCAATAGATGTATCTTTGAATGGGATCTGATACTCAGGTAAAGTAAAACGAGTAGCCATCACAGCACCATGATTAGACCACTTGTGTTGTTCAGTCATACCATTGGTATCAAAGTGTTCATTAAGAAATTCTACTGCTTTTTCATACGCTGTGTCATGGGATATGACTCGGTATGTATTCTTATGAACTGCAATTAGTTCATTGTTCTCATCTTTAACCAACTGCTTATAGCCATCTAGCCTTGAGCCATGTTGATTGTATACAGGTTCTTCACGTACCTGAAAGGTTAGTTCTTGTGGTAACATATTGTTCCTCCTATAGTTCAGCTCTGAATGAGCAAAATTTATCTGATTTAACACGATCTAGTATCTTCTTACCTAGTTGATATCGTGCATACCATTCTAAATAATGATGGTATTTAGTTTTCTTATGTGCTTCTATTGATATACCTGGTTTAGGCACAGGTATATCTAATACATCACATACTTGTTGTGTTGTATAACCTTCATCTTGTTCAAAGAAATCATCTAATATTTTCTTTTTATCACCAAGTTGTTCTAAACACATATCCAAACCTTGTTGTATCTTTTGTAAGTTTGACTCATCAAAATAATACTCAAGATAATCTGGTTGAAAACCTGGTGATCCAAAGAAGTCTGCATCATCACTGGATTGTATACCAAACCAGAACTTACCTTCTATATCACCTTCGTAATATCTACCCATTTTTTATTTCCTCCTTTAGTTTTGTAGTTGCTTCATTTAAATACTTAATCGTATGAGTTAATTGGATTAGTTCTGCTTCTACATTATCTATAGTGTTACAGAACTGTGTAACCATTTCGTTATGTACCAGCACAACCTCGTCAAACTTATGTTTAACATCAAACTGTACTGCATCTTTACTAAGAGCATTGTACATTTCTTGTACTGTTTCAATCCATCTTAATTGTAATACTTTAAGCGACTCGCTCATCTTCTACCTCCTCTAGCCAATAGCCATGTCCTTCACATTCATCACAGGGATCTGATTCATCTGGTGCATCACCCCAAGGGATGACACCTAGTCCATTACATCTGTAACATTCTATATGTTCCATTAGTCCTCCAAGTTATCTTGTATTAATTTATGTAGACGATCTCCTATGTCTTTGATTCTTTCATCTAAATCCATAGATGCTTCGTGGATATATTTAGCATCAGTCATAATAACTCCTGCTTCCTCCTGGCATTTAATAAGATCATTCAATAAAGATTCTAGTTTACTTACTTCCAGTAACTTCATTTGAAGATACCTCCTTCATTTTTATATCTATGTTGTAGACATATCTTTTATCAATACCTTTATCGGTAAGATTGTAATCCTCATACCATATCTCTAAAGATACTTTGTTGTTGCGTTTACCACCAATAAATCCACCAATAGATTGAAGTGTATATCTTTCTTTATCTGTAGGATTATAAGAATCACCAGGATATTTATATGGTGAAGTAAGTATTTGATTCATAAAATCTGTAACATGATCTAAGTTTTTCATTCATCTTCTCCTATTTGTTGATCTTTTACACGATCCTCATTATCAGCAGCCATGATGTCCTCATAGTCTGGATCTGGATAATCATCTCTGATTGCTTGATCTACTATCTCATAGATCTCATCTTTTAATCGGAATGGATATCCTCCTTGTAACATAGAGATGTAAACATTCTCTTTGAGTTCTTCCCATGTGTCGAAGCCTACGGATTTGTTTTCTTCATACACCTTGTCTAGATAATCTAGACCTATATCATCTAACTCATTACCTTCATACGTTGATGGTGGTATATCAGAGTCCTGTATTTTTTTTAGTAATGACATAATTTCCTTTCTTTCAAAATATCGGCTACGGACCGACAAACTCCTAACGCAAGGCTTACGCCTTGCTGTCCTCATCCATGATTTGTT